TGGGTTCAAACCCTGCCTTGACACAGTTGTTAACTTCCTTACCACCTTTCTTCTTGGTGCCTTGCTTCTTATATCCTTTCCAGCAAGAGGTGTTGCCGTTGTCATCAACACCGTCCATCTTAACTTTCTCAATGATGATTACTTCACCATCAACTTCAATCTCTTCACGCTCAAGAACGATTTCTTCTGCAACCGACTTCTCTTTCTTATCAATCTTCTTTTTCTTCTTGGTGATGTCATCTACTTCAGCACCATGTGACTGAGGATCCATACCCTCAAATGCTTCAGGAGTATACTCAGGGATATGACTGCCCTGGAAACAATCACCGTCCATCCAATTCGTATACATCTCCATCAAAGATGCAGAATATGCATCATTATGTGCAACTTTGTTAACAGGTCTCTGCTTATCCATGTTTAAAATTGAAGATCTTCTTATGGTTTATTTATAGTGCGAATATCCTTTACCCACTCCCGAAACATTCTCCCATCTTCAGTCACCACAATGGCATAGTTGACACCAGTGCGATGAACTGTTCCTTTATCTCCGGTTCTAGCAGACATAACAATATCACCCTCAGAAATTACATCATTCTGACGATGTGCCTGACGGAGTGCTTGTTCTCTAAGTTGCTTGAAATTTTTCATTTAAAATTAGCGGGCAAATTTGCCTGTATCTCTTGCATAAGAGCACGGCAATCATTATCATTCAGTGCTCTGGGTATACCAGAACGAAAAGTTTTAAAGTCACCAGCAAATGCTGCGCGTCTCATTTTTGTTCCTGAAATAGCGAAGGTATCGCCATCAGCATCTCTACTTCCAGAAGATTGAATATCAATTTTTCTGAATGAGAAATCCTTTCCGTTATATTTATGAAGGAACTGCATGGCGCTCACTCTATCAGAACCCACAAGGAATACTACCTCATTATACCCTGCCAGCATAAGATCTTGCAAGATAGCGACAGGTTGTTTGGGTCCAGAATGAATCTTTCCTCTATGTTCTGGAAACATTTTTTCCATATAGAAAAGTTTTCTGTCTGGTGGTAATGGATTGCTACCTTTCTTGTCTACAGTTTGTGAAATATAAATGCGATAGTCATGAGAACCTGCTGCTCTTTTTACACCAGCAAAGTTTTCTTTATGACCTGTAGTAGGTGGTTGAAACCTACCAAAAGTAAAGTAGCAAGTATTACAATTTAACGCCATTGCTTCTGTAGAGTGAAGTTATTGTAAGCAAACTCCATACGGTTGACGAACTTAATCATATCACCGTCTTTATGCAAGACATATCCTTCGGGAGTTGTAACCTTATATCCCTGGTCAGTTTGAACAAATGTTCTAAACTCTTCCAGGTGGTCAAGCTTATCTATAACCATTTGCTTCACTGCTTGCAATTCTTTGTATAGAGCAAGCATTGATTTAAACTTGTATACATTATCTACAACATAGTTCTGACTGTTATATACAAGATTTCTTTTTGCTGTTAGGTTTGCAACTGTCTTAATTTTTGCAAGTTCTTTCTCCATCTTATCGCCATAAAAATTAAGCATGTCATACATTGCTTCGTCTACGTTATTAATAGTACGAGCATTTTTGATCTCATTATTAAAGAACTGTTTCAGGAAACTAGAAATATGGAACTTAGCATCACCTGTCTTACCACCAACAGCAACCAATTCATCTAAGAAAGGACCACAAACCTGACACATACGTTCAATCTTATGAATATATGAATCAAACTTTGACATCTCTCCACGAGAAAATCCAACCTTATGCATAGGTGTGTCGTTCTTTACTACTAGAACATCATCATTCCCATCAATATTAGCACCAGCAGCTGCTTGCATATCAGGAACATAGTTTCCGGTATAGTGTGTATGAAAAACTACACCAATCTTTGCTCGTTTAGCTGCTTTTCCAATAGGATGATCTGTTGGGATAGCATATGTAATAGTGTTGGGTCTAAATGTATAAAGTTTTTCTCCGTTTATAGTTTCTACTTTTAAATCTTTTTCTGTGTATAGTAAATCTCCCTGAACTACCCCTTCAATATTAAGTCCGGAAAAATAATCAAGAGATGTTTTAAGTTTTACAGCAAGATCTCCCTTATAAAATGCATCAACATCTTCATGTGTGTAACACATCTTTGGTTCTGTCTTTGCAAATACAGATTTAGTTCCAACAAAGAACATATCATTCATAGGGTTTGTCCCACAAATAAGAGAAGGAGCACCATCCCATTTAGTTTGCATGAAACCACTACTCTCCTGGTGACCCAACATTTTCTTGAGTTCCTTTAGGAATGACACTGCAGCTTTACAACCCTCAACTCCATAGTTGAGCATCTCATCTTCTAAGTGTTCTAAGTGTTTGAGCTGAGTTACGTTTGCCATTACTTTTTAAAGTAGTCCCCATTGGTTCTGCTTGGGTAAATTCCACCTTGAGTGTTTCTAATATTGAAACTAAAATCATACTCAGTGGTTTCAAAATTCATATTGATTCTTTTTGCCGTACCACCTGCACCGCCATACTGAAGGTTTACTGTATTTCCCTTTAGATTTGCAGCACGGTTCATATATTGCTCATTAACCTCATAGAAATGAAGTGTGCCACCATCATAGTGAGTCATCCAGTACCCGTGTCCAACTCCGCTCTTGATCAATCTTACCAGAGCTGCCTTCTTAGAACCAGAGAGTGTGACAGTTCGTAAATGGTTTGACACTACTGCTGAGGTGTTTTCTTTTTTATATTTTTCAAAAATATTTAAAAAATCATTATGATCAATATCAAACATATCAAGATACTCTCTACCAAAATCTTTAAGAGTATGCGTTTTCATGTCGGACTCAGGAAAAATTTCTTTCTTAACACCAACATTAAAGAAGGAAAGTGTATTGCCAAATTTCACAGACAAATAAATCTTGTTTCTATTCTTTAAAGTAAGTGTAATATCAGAAATTTTAGCTCCGATGTTTAAATTAAAAGCACCACCATTTGAAATATATGGACCTTGACCATCTCGTTTCAAAGGTCTTCCAGTATCCTTTGTTCCATCATGTTTGATATCAATAATTGGAGATTTATATTCGTTCTCAATCTTTTTAACTATGAGGTCAACATGATCTTTATACTTGGTGACGGGTTCTCCATTCTGTCTCTGCATAAAAGCATCAAACAAATCCTCTTCATACTGAAGTCCAAGATTTTTACTTTCACTATTAGATCCCTGCCCATCAAACTCTGCCGTCTTCTCAAAGTCCGATAGGTCTAAGTATGCATCCCAATTTGGATTTGAATCATGGTTGCATGTGAATTCTATATTATTCTTACCCCTGAAACCAGCCATACACATAGAATTAAAATGATGCTTTGCTGTTTCAATCATTTTTGCATCACCTTTCATGTTAGAAAAATCATAGTATTTTCTAACTAGTTTCTTTTTATTTTTTCCTCCAGCAGGAACCGATTGAATTATCTCAAAACCACCAACTTCAACTATACCATCTTGAGTAACAAATCTATTCACTCTTCCATTTAAGTTAAGAGCTTTATCAAAGAGGGTATTTGTCCTACTTAGATATGCTCCACCTACTGCTTTCCTAGCAAAATCTCCTGGCTTCATATAAAAAACCTCCCGTCTAACTATTTAGAAGGGAGGTTCTTGAGATAATCTTTTTCACTTTGGTAAGGGTGCGTTTGTCCTGACCATATTTTATATCCTTCTTGGAGTTCTGGTAAGAGCCACTGGTCCACACGAACACATTGATCCCAGTTGACGGGGTGAGCACAACTCACCACTACAACAGTAAAGAATGCTCGTAGGTGGATCCAGAAGGTAAGCATTATTACTCAGTAAAATGTTTATCCAGAACTTCAATACGTTCTTCTTCGTGTGCAATGATATCAAGTTGTTCTTGTATTGCACCGAGAACATCAGGGTGTTCACCGATACCTACAGGGTTGTGTAGGTATACTTCCACATTCATTTTTGCTTTCTGAATGTTACCCTCAGCATTGCTACGTAGAGCAGCGAGAGTATTTTCTCTTAGATTACAAGACATTAATACAGTTCCTCTTCTTTTTCAGATTCAATAATTACATCAGATGTTGGATATGAAACGCAGGTAAGTAAAAATCCTGCTGCTAATTGATCATCATCAAGGAAAGATTGCTCACTTTGATCAACTGTCCCTTCTACAATTTTTCCGGCACATGTGGAACATGCTCCAGCACGACAAGAATAGGGCATATCAACACCTGCTTCATCTGCTGCGTCAAGAATATACTGATCATCAGCACAATCAAAAGTAATTTCGCTGCCGTCTGGTTGTTTAATGATTACGTTCATTTGTATAAAATTATTAATCTGAAGTATTATATATTAGCGATCGTTAGCAGCCCTTACCTCGGATCTGTTGATTTCAAAACTTCCACCGGGATAACGCTTCTCCAATTTCTTTACGTTGCGTTCAATTACCTCATCAAAGGATATATCAAGTGCCATTGTTGCTTGAGCCACATACCACATAACATCACCCAACTCAATGATAAGATGCTCACGGTTATCTTCGTTCCACGGTTTTCCTTGGAAGACCATCTTCTTAATAATCTCAAGGAACTCACCACCCTCAGCATTAATTCCAACACCAGCAGTAAGCAGTCTCTCAATATTGGCACCTTGTCTATCCAGATCACCAATACGGTCAGCAAAATCAACAAAGTTTGTAGAGCATTCTGAAGTAACTGCTGCCACAAATTCTTCATAGCGATTAAAATTGATTGTCATAATAATTTAGGAGTAAATATTTTCTTTTAAAAATTCGTAAGAGGTTGGAAGTTTTAGAATGTTTTCTTCCATCAGTTTAGCATACTTTTGATACTCTTGGTATATTTTATCAATATCATGTTCAAAATTATCTTCAGATCCATTTCTCAAATAATCATAAAGATGATCTGCATAAGGAACATGTCCCATACCAGCCATAATATATGCGATACCATGTTTTTCGGGATCCCATCTATGTGCTAAAGAGTGCATTTGATGTACATTTTCATAAAAAGATGTTGATCCATTTTCATATGAGCAATGCATTTTTTTATCACTAAACAATCTAGGATCAGAAAGTTCAAACCAATCTTTAAGTTCGGTTTGGTATTTCCAATAGGGAGTATCAGATCTTTGAGAAAGTTTATAGTGAAGGGAAACAAAATGCATGTACCCAGACACAAGTAACTGACATGTATAGTTGTAAGAGTCTCTATCAAAACCAGTAATATTACACTCGCGTCTATCAAGAGTTTCAACCAGTTGATCAATCATCTCGTGAGTAGAAACAAGTCCTGTGGATTCTAGTGGTTCAATAAAACCAAACGCAAGACCTACGCCAACTACATTTTTAACCCAACCTCTTTTTCTTACGCCATGTCGGATATTGATTTTACGAATTTCAATATCTTCATTACCTACATGCTGTTTAAACTCTTTTTCTGCATCATCATCACTAATAAAATCGCTAGAGTAAACATATCCAGATCCCATACGATTCCATAAAGGAATATTCCATGACCATCCACTGCTTAATGCTGTGCAATTAGTAACGTTACTGATCTCTGTCGTTTTATCTTTATAAGATAGATGAGTTGCAATAGCTCTATTATTATCCAACCATGGTTTGAAAGAAATAAATTCAGATCCCATTTCTTTTTCTAGAAGTAGAGATTTAAATCCCGTACAATCAACATATAGGTCAGCAGAGTACTCAGTTCCAGAATTTCCAACTAAAGAAGTAATGTATCCATCATCATCTTTTTTTACAGTAACAACATCGTCAATGTAATGGTTTGCTTTCTTGCAAAATTTAGTTTTAAGAAATTTCCCAAAGAGACTAGCATCAAAATGATATGCAGTATCATTTTTTAAGCTGAAAGACATATCAAAATTACTTCCATCAGTCATTCTATTGTGCTTTGCTAACCAATACGCATCGTTTAAAAATTCACAAAAAGAATCTGGTCCTAACTTATATTTGGCACGAACAATTGACCACTTACCAAATGATTCTTCTGTGTGAGCTCCAGCAAAAGGATATTCAAACACTTCACCTTTACCATCTCTAAAATTAGTAAATCTAATTGAAGTTTTATAAGTGGCATTACAATGAGGCATCCATTCCTTATCTTCAAGTTCAAGAAGATTTAAATAAGCATTAAACTTAGTAATAGTAGATTCTCCTACTCCAACTGGATTGGAATTCTCTCCTTCAAGCACAGATATTTTAATATCTTTACCAAATTTTTTAGATAAAGCAGCAGCAGTCATCCAACCAGAAGATCCCCCACCAACAACCATAATACTTTTAATCTTCATACATTCCACTCAGCAAATTTAGATAGTCGGTTTTGTGTTTGTGTAAATTGTGAGAACTCTTCACCAGGGTCCTCTTGATTGATGTTGATGTCAGAAGCATCTTCCGCTACATCATACAGCCTCATCTTGGATCTGTCAATTCCCACCATGAATTTTCGTGAGGCAGCGGTTTCGTTGTATCTGTTCTTAAGTTGTTTGACCATGATGCGACCCTGTTGTTCAAGCTCATCAGTACTGATAAGAGCAAACATAAAGTCAGCAGTGGCAGGCAAACCAAAAGACTCAGAAGTATCGGTAAGGTCAGGGTCACTGTTGCCATAACCAGAGCGAGTAGTTTGAGTAGCTGTGACAATAGGTACATTACATTCCACAGCAAGACCCCGAAGCTCCTCAGCAATCGCTTTGACATACGTATAAGAATTGACAAT